CTGACTGTCATCTAAACTGCCTGTCAATCCGATCCGAAACTGACAGTCCACCAATCGTGTCATGATCTGTGTCATTGATTTTGCCTGAAAAAGATGACACTCGTCTCCTAGTACTGCTTTATATTTAGAGAACCAACTCTTAGGTTGCCTGAATATACTTTGCCATGTTGTAATCGTAATAGGTTTGGTAGTGTCCTTTTCATGGCCTGCATATATGCGATGACAATTTGCTCCTACTTTCCACCCATTGTTTTTTGAATAGTCTGCAAAGTCTGAGTACATCTGTTCAACGAGATTGGTTGTTGGTACAATCAGTAATGAAGGAGATTGAGTTTCCTCCCATATACTTCTCAATATTGAATATATAATCAGACTCTTTCCCGATGCAGTCGGGGATAAGATCAATAACCTTTTTCGTAAAAGTGCAGCTGCAATTGCCTCTGCCTGATATTCACGAATTTTAAGGGGAAGATTTAACCCCGTTAGAGTTTTGACTACACCAGAAGGAAGAGTATCTCTTCGTGTTACTGGTAATGCACTCGTGTCCATTGTCCATCCATGATGTTTTGCAATGGTTGTGACATATGGTAAGAGTCCCAAATATAATCTACCACTTCTCGCATCAAATAATCGAAACATCCCATCCCACATTTTACTGCGCACAGATGGAATATAAGACGCCCCTGGCACCATGAACGAAAAAAAGTCATTCAGGGTCAGCGCAATGTCCTTCTCACAATGTATAATCATATACACATCATTTATAGGCGTGATAGTGATGTCGGTCATTTTATTTTACTGATTGTCCCAGTTCGATAGTTATAGAGAAAGTGTGTTTCACAATGAGGGCATATGACTTCACTTTTTTTGTTTATACCCGATGGTCCCGGTTTAGTACTCATAAACTGACAAACTTTGCAAGTAATCATGCGTTTTCATTGTTAACAGAACATGCATGTCCATTCTTTATTTCTAATATTGGATGTCCTATATTTCTAGGCACACTCACTGTGATAGGATATCCCACGGCGCCAATGAGATAAGTCAATTCTCGTGCTGTATCTATTTCTATGTACCATTCGTCCAATCCGTTCATTTGAAATACGCCAGAGGAAGGATGCGGTGGATAGTTTAGCTTTGGTTTTTCTAAATTACTACACATTATTTTGAATATCATTCTCTTTCTCCTTCTAAAAACCGCCGCCAACAAGCCGTTCCCAATCGATTGCACTTTTGATTGCAAACCCACGACGTTCAATCGACTTTAATATTTTCTCAAGAAGATCAACCTTTTCTTCTTGGTATGTCCTCAACATCTTTTTCTTACTGAGAGTCTCGTCTGCATCAAGATACATTTCTAAATCTTGGCGCAGGATTTTTGTCGGAGAAGGCACAGTCGCCTTCCCCGAATAGTATTCCCATCGTTCAACTTTTATTTTATGATAATCGGATTTAATTTTTGCTAGGAATAGTTTCTCATTGGTATAATACCTGAGATACTTATCATAAAGATTTGGAGTCTTGATACTCTCTTCACCAAGTTCTGTTCGATCCATGATGCAATCTTTAGTCCACTCATTCTGGATTTTCTCAATTTCCGGCATGTATTACCTCTCATAATTATGTCGATGACGAAATTGCAGTAGCGGCTGTCCCAACCGCATCCACCTTATATGTTGTGTACTTGAACACAACTGTTGATGTAACTGTGATGTTCTCTGCGTGTGTTGTGTCAAATTCAATCCCAGACAAATTGATAGGAAAGATGTCATCAAATATTACTTGCATATTTGGATTTTTACTGTTGGTCAAAGTAATAAGTTCTGCTGACGAAAACAAATCTCCCGTATCTATTCTTAGACTCTCATTAGACTCTTTTCTTGTCTTGTATTGATCAAATGATTTTGGTCCAGTAATGGCTTCCATCCAGTAGAAAATTTCTAACCAGTTAGACAAGTTCTCGTCTACTATAAATGTAACAGATAAATCCTCGTATTCCAGAGTTCCTCCAACAACATTTATGTTAGCGAAGGGTGATGTTTGGATAGTCGGTGTAAGAGATACGCCTGGTAGATTAGCTGTTTGCCCGAAGAAAACCACACCGGGAAGAATCCTAATATTAAATCTGAATGCAGCCGGATTTAGGTGTGCAAGATTGGACGGTGTTTCGTTAAGCGTTACCATTTATATTATCTCCACAACAGTGATGCAACTTCGGGACTTATTTCTACTTGTTCATGCACCGAGGCATGATAGTGTTCGTTTATCTCTACCAACTTAGACAGATGTTTATATCTTTGCATGAGTTCCCAAATGAACTCACTGTGAGTAAGACCTTCCCTTGGACCACCGGTCTTTTCATTATCTCTATATACTTCCCACATATTAAAATGTTCTGCAAATTTTTCATTATTCATAATTAATTCCTCAATATGTTTTATGTTAAATACTTCCCACCTCATCATCATTTTCAATGCAACTGGAGCACTTACAATTACAGGATTTAAATATAGTGAGAACACCATAAACAATACCCACCATCGCAGCAAGATGTCCAGGCATCGCTGCACCGGACAACACAACACACCCAACGATTATCAGCGCTGCGCCGTCCCACGAGGTACGTTCTCCACATCTATCTTTACTCCAATCTTTAATACTATTAACTATTTTATTGATCATTAATACATTCTCCTTACTATAAGTTATAGATATTACTTTTATTTAGGGATATTATAAACTGTCTTTTAGAATTTTATACTTGTTTTGATACCAATAAATTTATCGCCATAATCGAAAGATTTATCTGTGTGTAGTTCAGTATAAGGTGTAATCGAAAGAGAATCGTTCAGTTTAATTGTCAATTCTATACCATATTCAATATCCGCGATTTCATTGTCATCCCACGAATAACTCGGCATTACTGACATCCCCAATGCACCAAGATTAGCAGCAATACCAAAGTCTGTTGTTGTAGTTTCTTTCGCAGTATTATAAGATGTATCTGTTTCAAAAGACATACCACTATCATCAGCTGATTCGCCAATTGCTGCGGTAGTTGAAATACTAATTGCCATTACCATTATAATTCCGATAACAATCTTTTTCATTTTCATTCATTTCTCCTTTATCCTACTAGTATAAAACTATTCTTTAGAACTTGATATTCGGATCATCTAAAATCCCAATAATAATTTGTCTGTTTCTTATATGTTCTTCTGCAATGTCCTCCTTGGATTGACCAAAATATGCAACCGCATGATGTTTATCAATGAGCAACTGATTTACCGTTGTACTCACATTAGGATGTACTGTTGTGTCATCCACTACAAACTCGCCAAGAATACGACCATATTTTCCAGTAGAATCTTTTTTTGTTCTTAGAACTTGTGTCGATCCTAGTGGAAGATAACTTTCTACAAACCGTTTCGCTTTCATCCCATAAATCTTTTCTACGTCATCACTAGTCCTCGACTCAGGAGTATCTATCCCATAGAAACGAATCCGTTGTTTCTTCATCCATACACCAAAACCTAGATCGATATCTACGTCAGTAGTATCACCATCTATTACCTTAACGATTTTACATTGATATTCAAACATAGATATCTCCTTAAAGTGTAAAACTTTCTCCACATCCACAAGACTGCTTCGCATTTGGATTGAGGAATGTGAATCCCTTACCCGATAAACCATCTGCATAATCAAGAGTTGTTCCCGCTAAATAAACCATGCTCTTTTTGTCAATAACAATTTGGATACCATCTTTTTCAATGATATGATCCATCATAAAATTGATGGATTTGGCATCCTCGAACTCAAGAATGTAAGAAAGACCAGAACATCCTCCACCACGGACACCAACTCGGACAATATCATCACCTTCTACGAACCGTTTGATATTAACAATTGCTTTTTCGGTTACCTCAACGGTTAAATTATCTTCCTTGAGCTGCATATTTTTCTCCCTTAAAGTATTTATGGTGTGCCAGAAGTCTCCTCATAACTCCCTACCTTCACAACCAATTTATATTTGGCCATTAATGGGTCATCCCAATAAGGGGGTTATGATGCCAGTAATTTATCGCTGGCCAATGTATAGAATAAAACACTGCACCTGCTATTAGGGCTCCCGCAATTATTCCCTGTGTGAATCGTTTAATAGTTTTCCAGTTTTTCTCTCTTGTGTCAGTACCCATCTCCTGCCACATTTTGTAGCCTCGGTAAAACTTCCACAAAGAATATCCAGTTAAAATCATGGCCAATCCGAACAGGTATGGAGTATACGGGCTATCCATAGTCAGTAATCCCATCCCTATCAGAAAGGCAATTAATCCGTTAATCCAACATATTGGACACATCGTCTTTCTCCTTTAAAAAAAGTACATACTTAGAAAAAATCCAAGTAAAAATTCGACAACACATAATTATGCTATCAGTTCCCACGATCACAGTTTAATCATTCTCCTTCTCAAGTGATTCAGGATATTCAATGTTATATTTTTCAATGACCAAGTTAGCTAGAAAGTCATCGCACATTTTTTTCACAGACGCACGAGCTTCTTCTGTATCTTCATCCATCGTCAATACAATGTATTTTCCTACAAGAACATTTTGAACATTGTTATGTCCCATAGTTTTTAAAGCACTTAGAACAGATTCACCCTGAGAATCTTTCACACCATCACGGTAGAGGATTTTGATATCTACTTTCATCGACTCCACACTGATTCAGCAACCTCTGTGTGATTGATCAACCTCCGTTCGACTTCTCTGTATCCTGCAAGCAAGTCTCCCGTATTTAGTCGAAATAAATCTTTGTCAAAACTCTTACCATCTTCCCACAATCTCATTGTGTCAGGACAAATTTCATCCGCAAGAATAACTTTTCCTCCGTTTGTATCAATACCAAACTCCAACTTGAAATCTATAAGTTCAAACCCAATCTCTTTCATAAGTTTGGTCAGGAAAACTCTAATGTACTTTGCCTGAGTATTAATATCATATAAGTTATTTTTTGTACACAACCCCAAAGCCAGAATAGCATCTTCACCGATGAGTGGGTCATTCAAAGCATCGTCTTTAACACAATATTCAATGACTGGTTGTTTTAGTTCAGTTCCGTTTTTAATCCCATATCGTTTACAAAATGTACCAGATGCTCTATTACGAATAACAACCTCGACAGGAATGATGTCTACTTTTTTGACTAATATTTCTCTGTCCGACAGAGTTTGGATATAGTGTGTGGGTACATCTGCCAAGTGTTTCCACCAAGGACTATTATTTAACTTATTAAATATTTTAGTCGTGATACTACAGTTCAATACACCCTTACCCTCAAAGGTAGATTCTTTTGCTCCGTTACCAGCAGTGGCATCATCCTTGAAATACATAATGACTTTATTTGGATCATCGGTTAAAAAGATTTTTTTGGCTTTACCTTCATATAATAGATTGGTCATCATCTCATTATGAGCATTCTTAGCGGGCCATAGATTGTTAGCATGAATCATTTTTTCTACCTCCATTTCAAATTTTTTTGGATCAGTCTTATAATACATCGAGTAAAGTCTCATTATTCCATTATGCATATTATTTGTTTCCCCTATCTCCCTTTGTTTGTAGTAGCCTCCTGACTTCATTAATATAAGTTTATCTTGCCATTGGCCATTCGCTTCAAATAATTTACGATGTATTTTATCGTGTTCATTTGCACTAACTTCGATAAACTGGATATATTTACACATAGTATAGATAATAAAGAGCGAGAAAATAACTAATGTATAAAATTGAAGATATAATAATGAACTTGATTTTATACATCATGTTCTTTCACATTTATAACTCTTATGGTGAGTCTGGACTCCACTTACAACTTTCATCATGTTTCCTTGATCGAGTCCAGTATCTCTACAATAGGATGTGAGATTTGTGACAACAAATGATTTACCACTAGGGTCAGTAATCTTCCATTGTTTTGAGAGAGCAGCCGCTACCTTATCTTTTTGAGATTGTGGTTGTACATGACCCACCAATGCTGCACTAATCTTTTT